CTCGTCTTAATGGTATAGATACTTCTTCTAAAATTTGTAGTGTGGGGAATTTATTTTTTAATAATTCTCTTGCTCTTATGTGCAGGCTAGACTTATGCTGCTGCACAGCCCCCATATTGCCTTTTACGCTCCATGTATGATGGTTGTTTTCTAGGTCTTTTATGCGCATTTGATGCCCATCATTTCTTTAATAGAATTAATTAGGTCAGTATATGCCTCGTTGTTTTCTATCAGAAAATTTCTTACTTTTTCAGTGCCTTGAAACTTGGGAGAATCTTTAACAGACGTGAGGGTGTACCAGGCGCCCCCTTTTTTAATAAGGCCCATATCCGATGCAAGACATATTGCTTCCATATGCTTATCAATGCCTTCTCCGTATCTTAGATAACTTTTTATAGTACCACCGGGAGAACCCAACGCCGACACTATTACTTGCCAATCAATTTCTTGTCCTATTTGAGTATTGTCTGTGCCTATTGTCCAAGGCTTAAAACTTTTTGCTCTAAGCTTAATATCAGTTTGATAAGCTATGGCCTGTCCACTTTTCTCCTTAAACTCAGCCCCATATCCTGTAGGATTACCCATTAAATGTGTAATGCCTATTACTATATTCTTATTAACAGGAATAACATTAGCTACTTTTCTGCAAAACTTTGCTAATAATTTGGCTCCGTCTGCTCTTTGCATTTTGTTCATTTCGCTGGTGATTTCTGCCTCGGTACACAAAGCCGAATACGAATCTATAATCACAATAGACCCTGGGATTTCGTTAATAATTTTTTCGCCAATTTGTAGATACTCTTCCGCGTGTAAAATTTTTCCTTGTTGGCTACCAATAACATGAAATCTAGCAAGATCTAATCCGGCAATCCCTTCTAGATCTCTTTTTTTTAATCTACCTTCAATATTCAGATAATATACTTCTCTTAAATTTTTAAGATCTCCTTGATATTCTGGTTTTTGTGCTGTGGCAGCAAAGTCTAATGACGTCGTTGTTTTTCCGCATTTTGGCTGACCAGTGAATACAACAAAACTACCTTCCGGTATACCGCCATTTAACACTATATCTAAAGATGGACTAACAGGAATTACAACAGATTTTCTGTCAACTACAGCATTACCAGTTAGCATGATATCTTCACCAAATGTTTTGATCACATCGTCTTTAATGCTCATTATCTATATCCTTTAATTTATCTAAAATATTTTTTTTACTGGTCTTAGACTTTCCTTCTTCTAGAAAATTTCTTTCTATATTTTTTTTCTGTATAGGTTTTGTAACATGTTTATTTTTGATGGTGTCGTCTATTATATCAGAAAGGTGTGGTGCTCGCAATGAATAAATTTTCAGCCCTCTCTTAGACAATAGCGCATCAATAATATCCTTGGCCTCATATTTATTTAATAATTTATGTGCGCTTCCTATCTGGCCTTTGTATTGTTTTTCCCATTGTTTGGATATCCAAAATCTATAATGTAGATCTTTTTTCTCTCTTTTTGCGATTCTCTCACAAATCATTTCGGTAATAAACTGCGCTTCTGTGACATTTTTACCGTTAGAATATTTAGAAGGATATTTCATTTATTTGGTTTATAAATATAGCTTATGTTTTGGTCTTTGTTATGAAAATTCTTTTTAGCATTATCGTTAAAAGACGATGCCTCTCTAGTCATAATGGATACATTATTCGTCTTTTTTTCTTTTGTGTGTCTTATCATTAAATCTTTGGATGATTTTACAGGCTGGCTTTTAACACCTAAAACAGACTCTGGTTTAATTTCGGTGTTTGTTATATAGTCTTGTATAGTGTCTATTTTGATATTTAATTCTTTAGCAATATCTTCTATAGAATAACGATTAGTATACAACCAGTTTATAGCATATATTTTTTGTTTTGATAATTTCATTTAATTCAACTCTCTTTCTGCATTGGTAAGCCACGCCTTATTTTTTGTTTTTAGAAACGATAAATACATCTCAAATACCTTAGCATTTACTTGTTTAAATTCCCAAGCTTTTTTGCCAGCTCTAGCTAAAAATTTAGCTCCTGTTCCTTCAGAGTACAGACCTATTGGGTCATAAATTTTACCATATATTCCTGTTTTTATAAAAAATTTAGTAGATTTATTACTAATAATTTTTTTTGCACATACTTCTGATGTTTCTGTTTTGAGTCTAGGATTATTATATTGGTCAACAAACTGATGTTTGCCAATAATAGTATACAGCTCTACGATTCTATCATCTTTTATTGTGTTTTGATTTATTGTAAAGTCCTGCGTCATTTTTTAAATCTCCTTTTTTTGTTTTGGGACGTTCCAGGCCAGAGAGTTTTTGGCTTTTTTTCTATTCTGTTCATTCCAGACGGCAAAGGTTTGGCTTCTTTAATATCTTCTTTATAAGAATTATGTTTCATATACAGATCAGTTTTTTGGTCATCACTCATTCTTTCTGTATTACGCATCGCCAAGTCTCCCAATGTTTTTAATTCTGAGTCTGATTTCCGTATAGAAGTAGACTGTGTTGCAATATCTACGGAGTATAATCTATAGGTTTTATACTGAGAACATAAAAGACAATTAGGATTAGGATTATAGTCTTTTATATAAGAAAATAATTCAAAACTTGAATTGCATTTTTCACAAAAATAGGTATAATTTGGCATTATATTAAATAAGAGTCGGGCAAATAAATTATCCACTCAGCAGGAACTCTATCTTTTATCTTAGTAAGATAGTCGCACACTGGCAAGAATCTGAAACTTTTATTTGGTTCTGTTGGAAAATGCTTTAACGGCATATTAGCTTCTGCTGGTGTTCTGTTTGCTTTTATTCTGTTGCATTTTGTACAAGCTGTTACTATATTGTTCCAATTTGTCGGAGACTGTTGGCTATTTTTCCATTTTGATTTTGGTACAACATGGTCATAAGTTAAATGTTTTCTTTCAAATTTTTTATTGCAATATTGACAAGAATAATTATCTCTCAAAAAAATATTTTTTCGAGAAAATACCACTCTTTTTTTGCGTATATTAAAAAAATTATTTGTTTTAGCTACTGCTGGTATCGGGTATTTTTTATTTTGAACCCCAACTATATAATCATTTTTATAGAAGTCTATTATATCTATGCTATATTTAGATTTATTTTCGTGTTTTAAATGCCAAATCAAGGCTCTTTTCCAAGATATAATTGATAGCGGCATATAATCTGCATTAAGCAATAAACATTTAGTACTTTCTTTTTTCATCTTCGTACTTTTCTAGTCTATATAAAATTTTTGCTATAATTGGATTTCTAACAATATCAAAAGTATCTAGCTTTGATATACCAATATCTTCTAGTGTCGATAATCTTTTGATTAAACTTAAAAAGCCAGATTGCATTTTATAGTTTAAATCTGATTGTGTAATATCTCCAGTGATCACCATTTTACTATCGTTTCCGATTCTTGTCAACAGCATTTTTAATTGTTCGTATGAAGCATTTTGTGCTTCGTCGGCAACTATAAAGCTGTTATGAAAACTTCTTCCTCGCATAAGAGCCAAAGGAACAATTTCTATTTTGTTTAACGCTTTTAGTGTTTTATAACCAGACATTCCAACAAAATAAGATATTTCATCTAAAATAGGCAAAAGATATGGATGCAATTTTTCTTCTGCTGTACCAGGCAAAAAACCTATACGTTCTCCGGCTTCTATAATTGGCCTGGTGATAATAATTTTTTCTACTTTTTCTTCTAGTAAATACTCTACAGCCATACCTACCGCTATATGTGTTTTACCGCTTCCGGCAACGCCTTCGCAAAAAGTAACAATACTCTCTGCTATAGTTCTAATATATTCTTTTTGATTGTCGCTTTTGGGCTTTAATCGATTCAAGTAAACCGGAGGTTGATTATTTTGTGGAATAATATCATTAGTAACGTCTACAAATCTTGATTTTCTTTTTTTTCTCAAGTTTCATACCTTTCAAAACAGAGCTTAAATTAGACATGCGCCGCCAGCACAACTAACTTCCTCTATTCCGGCAGTGTTATCCTCTGTTTCCAATAGTTGTGTGTAATCAACTTTTTTATATGTATCAAACAAATCACAATATACTTTCCAGTTATAAACGTCTTTCATGCAGTAAGTGAGTTTTCTAATATCTCCGTCGAAATATTTTCCAGCAAAATTTTTCATTTTAGTTATAAATAACAATTTATCTTTGTTATCTGTTTCTTTAGCCTGATTTAGATTAACGTAATCGCAAGCCGCCCATAAATTTTTATCGAATGAATTTAGAGCTAATTCTATTAAACCAGAACACCATAAAGCAGCATCTCCGTATTCTTTGACAATCTCCCTGCTTGTGTAAACAGTAGTGAATGGAGACTGAGGATAGTCTTTGTCTCCACTTTGCGGTATTAGACTTATACCTGCAAAATATTTACGATTATCATAAATATATCTAGTAACACTATCCCATTCATCGGGTTTAACTGTAACAGTATTACTTACATTGTGGCTTAAATATTCTTGAGTACACAAATTTTTATTTTTGCCAGAATATACCCAATTCTTTTGAGCGTCTTTTACAACCGATAACATATCTACTGCTGGCAACTGGATTTTTAATTTTTAACCATCTGGTACCTCAATAGGGAATTTAATAACTTCGTC